CCTAATTGTGGGGATGTATCTTCTACTACGTTAGCTAAATCTCCACTTGAACCAGTACCAGCAATAACAGTAGCTCTTGTTATTTTTTTAAGCCCACCACCAGACGCATCAACAGCTAAAAGAACATCACCAGATGCGGCAGTGCTAATTTCTGTTAAATCTGTAACAGCTATAGGATTAAAGTTAGTTCCATCTGCAACAAGTATGTGCCCTGCAGTGTTTGTTCCCATTACTAAGTCATCGCCTGTTATGGTAAGATCACCACCTACAACTACATCACCGTTGAATGTAGCTTTACCTGCAAGAGCCATGTCAATGTCCAAAGCTGTAATTGCAGATGCACCATCTGTTCCTTTAATTTTAAAATTCTTATCTGCAGTGCTAACTGTAAGTTCTACATCTGTAGAGCTGTTAGCAATGTCCAGTATAGAAGTGCCATCATCTTTTATAATTACGTTTGCACCATCAGCATCTAATATAATATCACCGGATGAATCTAGGGTAATGTCTGTCCCATCGTTTGTAATAGTATCAAGTGCAATACTTCCAATGTTAGTAATATTAGCGTCACTCATATCAAAAGTTCCAGTGACATCTAAGTTACCACCAACTGATATATTACCTGTGGTAGTAATAGAATCTATAAAAGCATCTTTAAAATACAAAGAGCTAGTACCTAAATCTACATCTGAATCTGTAGTAGGAGCAATAGAACCATTGTTCATTGTAAATTGTGATTCACCACCTGTAGTAACTGTAATAACATCAGAGCCACTAAATGCAATTGATGTGTTTGTGTCCCCATCACCGGCTATGGAGTCTAGCTGTACAGCACCTACGTTAGATAATGCAGCATCGCCAAAGTCTACAGCACCTGCTACGGTTAGTGTACCCGATACGTCTACGTTACCGTTTATGTCTATGGCTGTCGCAGTAAGGTCTATTTCAGTATCTGCAACTAAATTTAAATGACCGTCAGTTCCTGAGTTTATGTAAATAGCATCGTCTCTAAACAACATCTTTTCAGTAGTTGTCATTAATATGTCATCAGAGAATTGAAAATAATCCTGATCTTCCATCCATGTGATAACGCCATCGTTGGTCTCCCCATCGAATGTCATTACGATATCAGTACCTGCTGTTCCTACTCCAAACGTAGGTTGAAGAAAAGCAGATGCTACCTGATTAAATTCATTATTTAAATCAGAAGCCTCAATAACTCCTCCGTCAACAATTCCTGATGAACTTTGTCTTGTATAAGTTGCCATCTTATGCCCTTCCTCCCGGTGTAAATTCTAATTGAAATCCTTTTAATGAAAAAGGAATGTTATTGCTCGTGTCTGTAATCTTAACAGCTACAGCAAACCCCGAGCCCTCTACTGTCTGTCTTGTTATTGGTAAGTCACCTTGTCCAAACGCTGCTGTTCCAAATAAACCTACCCCAAATATAGCACCACTTCCTGATGTAGATAGAGAGAATACATTTGGTTGTGGTGTGTTAACGTCAGCGTAGTTATATATAACAAACAAACTAGCACTAACTGCACCTTCTGGTTTCCAGTTTAAGTTTACTCTCTGCATTGTTTTTCTAATGCCCGGATCTCCCATTGTTATATCTGGAGAACGGTAGGTAGCATCTATGTTCGCTGTAGTTGCACCTCTAGTAAAAACATTACCAGAATCCTGTTTGTAGACGTATCCATCGTACCCTCCGCTGATAGTAGTCTCCACGTTGCTAATCAATTCAGAATCACAAGATGCCACTTTCATACCTTTAATATCTGAATACTCATAACCCATTTGGTTTGTATTCGGGTTGGTTTTAATCACAGCAATCAGTCCTTTTTGACTTGATTCTAAACCCCCTGTTGCTGGATAGAACAATCTATACTGTGATTTATTTCTAATTATCGTTGCTGTCACGTTGTCGTAACCTATTTCATTAATCCTATCTTGCACCTGTTTAGAAACAGTACCTAGTTCCACGTCACCAATTCTGGCTGTACCAGCAATTGTACGAATACCATCAGCTGCTAGGAAAATAATATCACCACCTATTTCCTGTATGGAATGATGTGCAAGTGTACCAACATTCTTCGCCACCTCGGCAAGTGCAAAGTCAGAAGAACTCTTCCCTGCAAGTTTATATATACTAGATTCCCCAAAGATAAATAACTCATCACGGAAAACTTTCATACCTGTAACTTCCACACCGATACTAAAAGAACCTGCACCAGAACCTGATGTGAAGTTATCTTCTTGGAATGGTACGCTAAATATTATCTCAGCTTTGCTGTCGCTCATACCTGCGTAGAACATGTGGTTAGCAAATGATTTTACAAACTTAGGATTAGTAGGAGCTGTCCCACCACCTGTAGCATTTATTATATCTTCTGTATAGCTAGTATTAAGTGTAAAAGCACCTGCAGATCCTGTTGCTATTATTATCTTATCTCCTGAACCATAGTTAAACTTATCAAAATCGTAAGTGTATGCAGTTCCTTTACCAGTAGCCCTACTAGTCCAACTACCACTTGTAGTTCCTGTATAGACAGTGCCACCTCTTCCTGCTATTACTAAATCATTAAATATAGCAGAGATCATAATTCTTTCTGATGCAGATGATACCTGTGGTACTATATTAGAATTGAACAATGTCGTACCATTTAATCTCCTATACCCACCTGTTATGTCCGGCTCGAAGTTTACAAGTTGCAAAGCCTCTCCGGGATGCATAGCAAACACATCTTTGTTCAGAGTTAAGCCTCCTCCTAAACTAGCCTTGAATGGTGATATGATGGAAGTATCAGGCATTTACATGTATCCTCGTATCTGTCATATATGCTTTAGTGTTTATATATTCTGATCTCATCAACTGCAGTTGGTACTGATATTCAGCAAGAGCCATCTGTGCAGCTTGAGCATCTGATCTTAGTATGTGTGCGTAGTATTTAGCTCTGGTTATTATTACATCTTTAAACCTATCATCTAAATCCATTGTGTCACCGTGGGCAGATAAGTCTGTGTGTACTTTCCAATATTCATACTGGATGCTGTAATCACTCTTATCAGGCACAGGAGACAATCCAAACTGTTTATCTTGTGTAGGATATATGTGTGTAGGCTTCCCTTGAGAGGATTCGTTGTTTGTCAGATCTCTTGTTAAGAACCTTTTGTTCCAATCATCGTAGGTCATATACGTCAATCTAGATACAGGAATGTTTTCTGATACCCTAACATAGTCCACATCTAAATTAGTAGAGTCATCGTTGTCTAGTGTTATAAAAGTAGTAGAAGCAGATGCTGTAAACACAGAGCTTAGAACTTCTCCTTCACCAAAGTTTGTTACAGTTATTGTTTCACTCAGGTTAGTTGTATCTGCAGCTGAAGTACCTACTTGTACTTTCAAACTTGATCCTCCTGAAGAGGAGTCAAACACTCTAACTTGTATTCTATATTCTTTATTCTTCACAGTAGATACAGATTGGTTTGCTGCTGCAGCATTCAGTCTTAATCTACCATTGCCTCCTGAGTTGTAAGCAGGAGTACCAGATGATGTCGACCAACTAGTGATTGCAGATGTAAACTCACCGTTAGTAATTAATTCTTTAGGAACTATGTTGAAGGAGTCATAGTCTATTTTTCTATACGCAGCATCGCCACTTAACGGATAGTCTGTACTAGGCAGAGGATAAGTACGCTGTCCTGCATATGTAATTTGTTCTGTTGATTTGTAAAGATCAGGTATTTCTGATATAGAGTTATACACCTCGTGCATAGCTTTTAATATAAACTTCTTAACGGCTGTTTGTATACCCCTACTAGTAGAAAACGTAGTAGAAGTAAGTTCAGCTTCGTTCATTTCGTTCAACACATTATTAACTAATGTTAAGTAGGTAGTTGCCATTAATTTATCCCCATTGTTTTCTTGCTACGCCTTGTGCAGTTTTAGATAGTTCTCCGTAGTGATACAATCTTACACTGCTTTTATTATGTGTCTTACCTGAGTGTAGTTGACCGTTTGGCATCTTATGCATGCCACCCTTGTGAACCTTACCCTGTTTAGTATAATGATTTACGCCTTTCATCTAACAATTCCACTTTCGTAATGATTTATTAATTCTTGAATTAGGATCATTCTTCTTCTTAGACCCTGTTAATTTCTTCTTCATGCCTTTCATACGAGCACAAAAACTAGTTCTTCTTTTAGCCGACTTAGAACCTTTCTTTAATTTAGAAGGTTTTGTAGTCACGGCTGTCTTTAACTTAGATCCGGGGTTTGCCTTTCTGTAAGACTTCACACCCTTTTTGTTCAGTCCTCCCGCTGGGTTCTTCCCTTCTTTTCTTTGCCATGCTGGTGTTTTAGGCATAGTTTAAGTAGACTTCTTTTTTTTCTTCTTAGGAAAACCGGCCTGCATATTTGCGTATGCTTTAGGGCTGATAGTCGATTTCTTTTTACTTCTAGATATTCCCTTTTTCTTTCGTGCATTTATATTTGCGTATAGTCCTGTTTTAGCCATGTTAGTTATCCAGTTTTTTTAAGATTAAGTTTAGTGTTTGTTCAATTATCTTCATACGGTTTTCCAGATCTTTTACTTTATCTTCTCCAACCGTTTTAGGTCTTCGTATTTTTTGTGTAGATGTTAAATTTATTGTCGACATGTCTTTCCTTTTTTTAAATTGAGGGAGAAGAATAACCCCTCCCTCAAGATTACTTAGTGTTAACTCACAGTATCGTGCTGTGCATCAGTATTGTTGTCACTTTCATCAATTCCTGAAATGTCACACATAACAGCCCATACTCTGATTTTACCAGTAGCTGAACTTGCACCCTCTAGTAATACATCTAGAGTGTCTGCAGATCCTACAGTAAGCATAGCTGTTACATCTACAGTGTCAAATTGAGCATAGCCTGTTCCTGTAGCATCATGTGCGTCTACAAAAATATCAGGGTCTACTCCTGTTATACCAACATCAACTGTTGATGAACTTGCAAGAGCAGTTAAAACTTCTACTCCTGCTCCCATGACTAAAGTTTCTGCAGGTATGTCAATACACTGTAAAACATCGTTTTGATCTGGCCCAGTACCAGCTCTAAGTTGAGCTAAATCAATAGTATTTTCTACTAAGTAAGGTGTCCTTCCATTAGAAGGATGACCTGTTGTGCCACCGGCACCTGTTACATTTAATGTACCCATTTTTTTATATCCTTTCTAATTAAGTGTCTAAGTCAATTACGCCAGTGAATACAGCTTTGTATCCATCACCGGAACCTCTAAGAACTTTTCTGCCGAAGACATGTAAACCTCTTACGATGTCAGAAAAACTATCTGGATCTCTTATTACTTCTGTCTTAGCAATATGAGATGCAGTAGCAGTTGAAGACATATGTCCAAACAACACATCAGCTTCACCAGATGTTGTTGAAGGGCCAAATGTATGTGTTGCTGCTGAACCTGCTGATGCAACCACCATGCAATTAGTTTGATACAAGTCAAAACCGTGTATCTTTCTATCTGTTACTTTACCGTTGAACAGAGCAGATGGGCCTCCTGTTACAGAAGAATCCATAATTTTTGAAGATGCTCTTCTTAGTGCTTCAAAAAATTGTGGAGATGCAACCAACCATCTATTTTCAGCAGGAACATCATTGTCGTCTAATACTCTAGCTGCTGTACTGATGTAGTTTGCTACTTTGTCGCCTGTACCACCAGATATAGCAGTACCTGCAACACCTAATGTTCCGTCTATAGTAGCGGCTCCATCATTCATTGCACTTAGTACATTAAAGTCATAAGACTTCTTCAAAGCATACGCTCCTGAAGATGTTGCAAGTGCTTCAAAGTTTACGTGTGACTGTCTCTCTTCGATATCGTCCACCTTAAACGCAAAGTAGTTGCCTTGGTCAACAGTCAGTGTAATCTGATCGTCTGCAAGAGTCTGTGTATTCACAGTTTGTCCTCGTGCATAAGATGCAACAGTAACTGTTGGTTCTTTTAGTATATTTACAGTATCGCCAAAATTCTCGATTTCCCCAGTGTAGTCGGTGTTAGTAATTGCTTCTACAACCGATGCTCTACGGAAATATTTAAGAACCTTTTGACTGTAAATAGCTGGTGCCCAATTTCCAGAAGGTAAATTCTGGTAACCGGCTGCTTTTCCCATTGTAGCCATATTTAGTTTCCTTTATATTTATTCATTAATAACACGACCAGACTTCATAGCCTGATCAATTTCCGTTTCATACTTCTCAAACTCCCAAGGTCTAAGTTTCTGAATTTCAGACATCTTCCATACCTTTCCGCCTTTGCCAGTTGTGTTAATCTGCTTTGCAGTAGATTTGCTTACAGCTCTGGCAGCATCGTTAGATTTGTTAGAGGTCTGTTTCCTAGTTATACCAACGTCTGCTTTATATAAATCAACAGTCCTACTCGCCCAATTAGGATCGGTATTATTTTTCGTAATACCTTCAGAAATGCTTTTGGGCTGTTGCTCAAGCCAGTCTAAAAACTCTTGAGAAGTCTTTAGCTCATTAAAATCAGGGTGGTCATTTAAAAGCTGTTTGTAAGCTGATTGAACTTTTAGTTTCTTTTCTTTATCAGTTAATCTGCCTATTTCAGCTTGGAGATCTTCCACTTGTTGAGAAGCCATCTTGTGAGAGATAGTTTCTACAACTTGGTATACGTCTGGATATTGATCCTTAAACTTTTCTAGTTCTTCAGCAGTCTTTGGTGGAGCATACTTAGGAGCTTGCTCTATAGTGCTCTTTTGAGCTTTTAGAGTTTCCTTTTCTTGCTTCCATTCAGATAGCTTCTGATCGTAGTACTTTTTAAGGTCATCGTACCTTTTCTTATACCTAACTTCAGTTTCAGGGTCTCCTTGAACCCCATCCGACTCTTGTTGAGCAGGCTTGGAAGAATCCATAAAACTTTCTACTTCAGGAGTGGCTTCCATCGTGGCCTCGATGTTAGTGTCCTCAGTTTCTTCAGTTGCGTCATCTTCAGTTAGTACTCTATCTTTTCCCTTGTACATATCTACACGAGGGTCGCTATCGAGTACCGTTGCTTTATTATGTGCGTTAGTCTTTCTTTGTTTTGCCATTGTCTTATTCTCCTTTATCAGTGCCTCTTAATTGAGGGTGGCTGTTTATGGTTGTAGAAATCCAGTGCCGGGGCAAACGGGTGGCTGGATGGTTTTTTAGTTTTTTTATCAACTAAAATTTTGTTGAGCTCCTTTAAAAGGTGCTGCAATTCCTTGTTGAGGCTGTTGCTTACTTTCGTATTCAGCTATTAGTTTTTCTGTTAACTCTGTACCTCTATTATTCATTTTCTCTAATCTTTTATATCCTATTTCTTGTGCGATGATGTCTGGTATCATTATTTCACCATTTGATATTAATATATCTTCTGCGTTTTCTGGTATCTCTCCTAGGTCTAGCTTCATACCTTTCTTTTGTAAATTATCTATAGCTTTTTGTATTACCTCTTTTATATACATCTTACCATTAGCAATTACTGCACCTTTACTTAATATAAAACCATCGCTTTTAGTTTGTACATCATCTGCTACACCTGAGTTGTCTTTTCCGGCTACGTTTACTTCTCCTGTAGGCCCTGCCGGTACAGCTTCTTTATCTGTAGGAGTTGCTTTACTAGCTTCAACTCTAGCTGCTTTAGGAGTACCTCCTTCTTGCATCACTTCAGGTTGTGCTTCTGGTGTTTGCTGTGCCATCTGCATCTCCTGTGGCTGTTCTACAGGTTGCTCTGGCATAGGCTGTTCCATTGCTGGTGCTTCTACTGGCATAGCTTGTGGTAACACACTAGGGCTTTTATCATGTATAGACCTTGGTTTTAGCATAGGTTTTAAATCATCACTCATAGAATTAGCAACTCTATCTTCGTCAGACATACTTCTATACTCGTCTATAGTTATTCCCCCACCACCTTCAGGTTCTAAATTTGGTTCTGGTGGATATTCTCCTGTTTCAGCTTTATAATTAAGAACAAAAAACCTTTCTACGTAAGGAACCAACCCTGCTATTTCTTTCTGTTCTTCAGGATCTAAGTTCTCTTGCATTCTCATAGCTGCATCCTGCGGTTCTACTGCCGGATCATTCTTAGTAAGAAAAGCAAAATCCATCTCACCAATACCTATTGGAGCATCTTCTGTTTCTGCTTCAGGTTGCATACCACCCATCATCTGTTGTTCTATAGCCATTCGCCACTTTCCATCATGTTTGCTAAAATGTTTGCTCTTGTTTTTACTTGACCTGCCCACTTGCTGTCTAACATTTCTGTCTTAGCTCGTTTGAAGTCTCCTTCTATTACAGCACCAAAGAAGTTAGGCCATTGTCTTTGATTAAATCTAGATACACCCATGTTAAATACCATATCTATAAGCACAGTCTTTCTAACTTCATTCAAGTCTTTTATAAAACTCCAATGGTCTATCTCTTTTAATACTCTGTCTACATCATTAGATAATAAAATCTTTGCCTCTTCTTCTGTAATACCAAGACCGTCTCCTGCGATGTTTCTACCTACACCAATAGTAGGATGTCCCACTAAGGTGTCGCCAGCTCGTATCTCATTACCATTTGCATCATCGTACACTTTCAATCTCATACCTTCATGCAATATTAACTTCTCTATTAGTTTTTCTCTTGTATCTTGATTTATCATTTTTTAAATTGTCCTATTGATTTCAATCCGAAACTAGCACCGATACTTGCAAGTATACCCCAGCTTAACCAGTCAGGGCAGTCTTCTCGTAAGAACCTAAACCCATCAGATAGATATGGCTGTGCAGCAGGAACGAAGCATGCTACTATGATAGCAATAAAGGTAATTGTCCAGAGTTCGTCTTTCCAGCTATCTGCTGATGCGTCCATTGCTTTCTCTTCCCAGTTCGCATCACTTTGTACTCTTTTTACCTGTGCTTCAATTTTAGCTACTGCTAACTTTTGTTTTATCTCAGCTTTCTTTTGTTTACCCTTCAACCATGTACCTGCTATGTTTGCTATCGGGCCTAAAAATTGTAACATACTTGCTCCTATTAACCGTAAAACTTCTTATTAAAATCAGCTACTGCTTCTTGAAAAGATTCCTGTGTCTTATAACCAACTTTCATTGGTAGTCCATTAGGACCTATTCTTACACCTTTGTAAATATCTCCATCAATTATTCTCTCTCCACTTTCACTTTGATATTCCATAGCGTGTCTTAACCACTCACTGGGACTTGAAGAACCATCTCCTTGGCTGTCTATTTTTTCTAATACACTTCTGTAAGGGTCTCCCCTTCCTCTTGGTAGATATTTCTTAGGGCCAAAAGCTGCCTCTGACCAAGCCTTCTCATTAACTTTTAAACCGAACTCGTCTGCAAACGCATACATGTAATCTATATTCTTCTGTGTTTGGTTTTTCATAGCCTGTGAATTAAAACCGTTGTACGAAGAAGCAGCACCTGCTGATATTTTAAGATTTTTACCCTCTTCATATGTAGTGTATAACTTACCAGACTCATCAGCTAACCTAACTTCAACACCCCCCATCGGTGGTTTGTTTTTACCTTTTCCTCCAATTAAACCTGTACTAACTAAAAAACTAGCACCCATCAGGGCCCATCCTACAGGGCCTGCTGCTGCCATAAAACCGGGTGTGGATATCAGCCCCATAGCGTTTAAACCACTTATTGTTCCTATCACACCGCTTGCAAGTTGTGCTGCTTCCATCGGGCTATCTATACCACCTTTTAATGCATCATAAGCAGAATAAGCTGAAGCGATACTTACTCCTGCCCCTGCAATCTGACCACCTAATGTGCTTGCAGCGTAAGGATTTGTTACAGCGGTGTTAGTCTGTGCGTATTGGGCTGTAGACACTGACGTTGATCCCTTATAACCGGGTAGTGTTTTTCCAAATGCTCCTGTTATTGGTTTATTAGTCAGAGCAGAATCCCCAAATAAATTTCTATCTCCTGCGTAGTCTATACCTTTTCCAATAAAATCAAGACCGCCTGCTATATCTCTAGATGTCTGACCGTAGTCTTTTTCAGGTGCTGCCTGATATGATTTTGAAAGCTCGTCTATATAATTAAAATACTCATCATCTTGATTTCTTAAACCTTGATCTAATCCTTGATTAGCACTGAGAACGCCTATGTTTGTAGGTATGTCCATAGGTGCTACGTCAGTGTTTACAGAGTATTCGCTTCCGGGGGTTGGTGTAAGTGTAGGGCTAACATCAAATGTAGCAGGGCTACTACTTACATTAGAAACAGATCTTCTCAACGCAGTCAGGGCATCTGTCGTAGTCTCATCTTCTTCTTCAGTAGCTTCAACACCTAACCCTTTAGATTTTAAAGGGTCTCTTTTAACAGCTATATCAGCTGCTTTAATTTTGTTTACTCCCTTAACATCCCCGGGAAGTTGTTGCATCTGAAAATCAAGGTCTAAACTCTGTCCTGAAAGCTGTGCTTCCGTTCCTGTAGTTGCGAAACCTGATAGATCTGAAGGGTTAATTGCCATTATTTTTTCTTATCTTCCTTTTTCATTTGATCAAAGTTACTCTTCAAGTTGAGGAGCATTCCCAGCAAACTGGCTCTCCCCTGCAGTCGGAACACCTCCAGTTCCGATTGTGCCGTTACCAGTCCCTGTAAGGTCTGTAGGTGGAGGCCCTGCAGGAGTTTGTGTAGGGGTTCCCATACCTGCGGGTTGTTGACCACCGGGGCCAATTGCTTGAGGACTTCCTGATTCTGGTTGTTGTTGTTGTTGGGCATTTTGCATTACTCCTTGTAACATTGTTGCGTAAATTTGAGCTTGGTTCATATCATTTACAAGACTGTCAGGATCTATGTCCTGAGAGATCGCTAACTCTTTTAACAGATTTGGTATCTTTATAAATGGAGCTAGCATAGGATTAGAAACTGTTTGCAATAAAGCAGTAAGTCTTTGAGAACGTACTTCTTTTTGCATTACAGAGGATACACCCTTTGGTTTAATTTCTAAGTCACCCACTATGTCTGGGTTACTATCATTAAACTGCATATTCCACTGGAAGAAGGATTCTCCAAGTGGTTTTAAAAGGTGATCATCTAAGTTTTTAATCACAGTCTTTATAGATAATCCAGCTGATCCTAACAACATTGATAGGCCAGCTGCTGTTCTGCCCGTTCCTGTAACGCCTGTCTGCCCGTGCATAATACTGGGAATACCAGTTTCTTCATCAGCCAACTGTCTAGCTTTATCATACATCTGTATGTTTTCACCTGCGGTATTAGGGAACTTAATACCATTCACTGCGGTTCCTGTAACGCCAGACTGTCTTCTGAATATCTTACCCGGAAATATATCGTAGTTCTGTCCGGGAACTAATGATGTCTCATCAACATCAAAAACCATGTTACCTGCTAACGACAGGTTGTCTATTGCCATACGAACATGCCCGTTCATTAACAACTGAGCATCTTCCATGTTCTCTGGAATACCAATACCCCAGATTTGATATGGACTTATTTCATATGGGAACACTTGGAAAGGCATACGCATAGGTATGAAAGGATTTAGTACAGCTCTTAGTACCTGTCCTCCAGATATCCAAATGTTTGCTTGTACTTGATCTAGTGAGTCTACTCCAGAAGTGTCTACTCCTACCTGTTCTAAAAAGGTAGCATCCACACAACCCCAATACTCTAATACTTCAAACCTATCGTATGTACTTGTCTGTGTTTGTTCTTCATCTCTTATAATACTTTCATAATACTTATCTTGATAGTTACCACCACCTGCTAACACTTCACGGATAGCATTTTCATTAAACATAGGCATGTCTATCAAACCTCTAAGCTGTGTTCTAGTCATCTTATGTCTTTGTATTACATAATCACAGTCTTCTATATTTGTTGCTACTGGATCTGTATATAAATCCCAACAAGATACAGATTCTACTTTAGGTATGTCTTTATAGTACGGTGTATACTGTTTCTCTACACCTTCTTCAGCCTTTTCCCATTTGTGTATAGTCTTTGTATGTGTAAACGGGCCTTTTACTATGCCTGTACCTAATAATACTGATTCAAATATTGCATTTCTTAAATTGGTTACAGCGTTGGTGTTAGTAAGTTGATCGTGTATTACCCTCTCCATTCTCAAAGCTGCTTCCTGTGCAGGGGATATTTGTGGTTCACCTACTCTTGCTTTTCCTTCTATAATCGGTGCACCTTCAAACTCTGGTGCTAAACCTCCTAGATAGTCTAAGTTATTTCCCGTTGCTTCTAGAGAACCCGGTGGCATGTCTCTACCGTCACCCTTATAACCAAAAGGATCTGATGGAGATACCTTATCTAATGGTGTTTCCATATGAGCAAACTTTGCTATTCCTTCAGGTTCTGGTGTAGCCTCTACAGTAAGTGGAAATTTCTTATTAGCAAATAAGATATCTACAATCTGTCCGTAGGCAGCAAGAACTTTAGTCTTGGTTATCTTTATAAATACTTTTGATTTCTCAGTTGTTGTATACTGAGTAGTGCTATCATAAATACCACGAAAGTTTTTATAAGCTCTTAACCATCTCTCTTCGTGTACTTGCCTACCATCTTCTGCTTCCCTTTGTTTCTCTTGTATATATCCAACAAGGCCGGGAGCGTCAGCGGCCATATCTTCAGATGCGTCTATAGGTTGATCCATAATCTATCCTAAGTTTATTTTACCTTTGGTGTCTGTCCCATAATGTAACCAGCCTGTTTCATATGCTCGCTACCAGAAGCTGATTTAGAATCTTCAGTCTGTTTAAATGCTCCTGAATTTTCTCCCATTAACATAGGGTCTAACTTTTCTCTAAAAAGTTTTTCACCTACTTCACTCATCGCTCCTTGTTTACTCATTTGGCCCATAATGTAGCCTGATTTGTATGCACTTTTATTACCGTATGGCATGTTTAGTCTCCTTTTTTTATTGTTAAAAACCTAATTCACTTAGTTCTCTCTGAGTTTTTTCTTCAGTTGTCTCAGGAACAACGTCTCCTTCTGGCACGTTAGCCATATTGTCTTCTATAGCCGCCATTTGTTTTTGCATTTCTAATTGGTCAGCTTCGTTTGTTATTTTTGCAGTAGCCCCTGTTATATCAGATGCTTCTCTTTCAGCCACGTCTCTTATATTTGGTTTTACAAATCTAGCTGCTTTTCCTACTAACCTACCGCTCATTCCAATTGCTTCTCCAGCACCTAACATAAATCTTTCTAAAGGAGGTCTACCTCTATTAGCTT